TGCGTGGTGGAGCTCGCTACCTAAAGAGACAGCTTGATGACTTTGGTAGCGTCCCACTGGCCCTGGCAGCTTACAACGCTGGCCCTGGCAACGTTCGGAAACATGGTGGCATCCCGCCATTCCAAGTCACTCAGGACTACGTCTCAAGAATCGTTGGGTCAGGTCCAGCCGACCGGGCATTCAATGGCAAGATGGCTGACATCCCACTGAACATGGGCAAACCAGCACCGCAAACTGGAGTTGCACAGACTGCTGAAAAGCCAGAGCTGCCACAATGGATGAAGATGTCACAGCAGTTTGGCACGATTGCCCAGCAGCCTGTTGATGCTCTCAGCGGATACGACCCTTATGCGATTGCACAGCAGTTCGCTATCAGGCAGAACTAAAGGTCGCTGAGCATCTGTCTGACCTCCCCAAGTGCCATCTCGCTGATCCCTTTCTTCTGGCGAAGGTTGCGCATGATGTGGAGGTCAGTAGACTTCTTGCCGATGAGATCGGTGTATGTCACCGACCCAACAGTCCCGATGCGGTGGATGCGATCCTCGCTCTGCCAACGATCAATAGCGTTGAAGCTGTTGGAATAATACAGCGCACGATTGCACAGACCCTGAAGGTTCAAGCCTGTGCCAGCGGATTGTGGGTTGGCCAAGAACACCTTTGCTCCTGCCGGGTCCATGAAGCTCTTGACAGCTGTAGCCCGGTCTTTGTCATTGATGCCGCCATGATACTCGACAAAACTGACACCTGCTGCTGAAAGAGCCTCAGCCATGATGCGCATGTCCTCTCGGAACCTTGCCCAAATTACAGCCTTGCCATCGTCAGCCTCTAGCCACTCCATGGCTGCCATCACCCGTGGGTTCTTTTCGACTTCCATCAGGCGGTGTGCATTTCCATTTTCGTCCAAAAGGAACCCACCTGCTATCTGCTGGAACTTGTTCAGAGCCACAGCAGCACTCGCAACGCTGACCACCTGACCAGAGCTGATCTCAGCTTCAAGGTCGTCTCGCAAACTCTTGATCAACTTCAGCTGATCTTTGGTGAGATCAAACCGCCACTCGCCGTATTGTTTGGGCAAGATGCCGATCTCATCTTTGGTTGCGCGGAATGTGAATGGATCCACCTTTGCTTTGAATGCATCAATGTTCTTGTGGCCGATGACAGCCCGACCCTCAAACCCGCCCATGATGCAATACTCAGCCCGGAAAGCTGTGATGTATCTGACACCGATGATAGCCTCGTCAAGCCAACGCAGCTGTGCCCACTCGTCTGTCAGGTCTTTGGCTATCGGTGTCCCTGTGGCCAATGCCCGGTGCGATGAATAAGGCTTCAGCTCTGAAAGAGCCTTTGCGCGTGCAGACTTGTGGTTCTTGATCTCTTGGCTCTCGTCGCAGATGATCATCAACCGACCACGGTGCATCGAGCAAAACTTACCTGCTGCCTCCAAACCGCTTGGGGTCTTGATGCCATCGTAGTTGAATGCCATCCACTTCAACTCGGCACCGGGGGACAGCTTGTCGCTGATTGCCTTCACAGGCCAATACTCGCCATAGCTGTCAACACCGCAGTGCGTTGGGATCTCGCTCTCGATCCACTGGCGGTGGACACCCTTCTTGGAGACGACCAAAACTCCTGTCAACTTCCCCTCGCAGAACAGCTTACCAGCCCAGTCGATCAATGTCTTGGTTTTGCCAGTGCCCTGCTCCATGAACAACCCAAAGGCATGCTTGCCTTCGATCTTCGAAAGGGCTCGGATTTGGTGGTCGTAGGGTGTCGTCTTTGAGCGGTATGTAGGGTTGCCTAGCCCGACATCGAATGCGTGTGCCTCAGCGACGCTTTCCGGGGTTTCCGGGGCTTCGAGGGCCACACCATCGATCGATTTCAAAACCCCGATGTTGTGGGGCGTATTCTCAACAACCAGCCCACCACCCTTCAACCAAGACCTGCGACCTTCAAGGCGTGGCAGGACTGCCAACACCTTAGGCGTGGCACGGGTATTCAAGGTGGCTCTGGATCCTTCTATCTTTAACAGCATGGTGGTGCCCTCCATAGGTTCCAAGTTCCATTTTTTCGCTTGTTTCCAAACTCTCCCTACGTTTCTTTCTCTCTCTTATCTCTATCTCAACGAGGGAAAAGAGAAGAAAAGAGGAACCTAGGGAGAGCTGAAACACCGGGAGGGTTTCCGAAAACCACGAAAAAGTGGAACTTGGAACCTACCCGGTGTTGTTGGTGCTTAGAACGGCACCGCTTCAACATAGTCGTGTTCGATGTCCCACTTGAGATCTTGGTGGCGACCACCAAGGTTCATGTACATCTCTGTGGAGATGCCGGGTGCATCCATGATGATCTGCAGCGAAGTGCGACCTTTGGTGCCGGGACGACGAGGGTTTTCGGTGACTTTGGCAGTCAGGAAGTGTTTCGACCAGATGCCTTTGCGGCCACGCAGATCGACTTTTGCTTTTTCGGACATAGTGTGCTCCTCGGTTTGTGGGGTTAATCCCATAGACACTATCGCCTTTTCTGAAGAAAAAGGAAAGGCATAATAGGCAGGATTTCTCTCAACGAGGCGCAAAACATTGGTGTTGACTGCATCGATGGTCGGTGTCCAATCGCCCCAAAGCTCTGGTCTGGTCTGCGACCGCAAGGCACTGAAGTCTCCATCGTATTGGGTGTGGTAGCCACGAGCATGCATCTCTGCGATCAGAGCTTTGCAACGCTGCTCGAGCCAAGACAGTTTGTCGTAGAAGAACGTGACATGACCCGGACCCATGCGGTATTCCGTTGGGATGGCAACGCTTGGCGAGCTTTTGGCCGCAAGCTTGAAGACGCGAGGCAGCTCATGCAGCTCTGCGACGAGGTGTTCCCGGCAGAGCTGCGATGGCGGTATGACGTTGATGCGTGTCATGGCATCAACCGAAGATGTGAGCAGCCCATAGGCCAGCCCCAAGAATGACAAACAGCGACACCGCACCCAACAGCTCGCCAATGAACTGCCACACGCTGTCCCAAAGGCCCATGAATTTACGATCAGCCATCGATAGCCTCCATTGCACGAATGCCGAAAATTGAAACAAGCTTGGCGCGGTCTTGCTCTGGGAGCAACGGGAACCGCTGCTCGACCCATTCCGAAACTTCGTTGGGCATCAGAGGCTGGTGGCTGTTTGATCTCGCCTCGAACAGAGACGATGCCACGCGCAAAGCCTTGTCAAAGCTGGTAGTCTTGAATCTTAGTTCCATTTTGGTCTCCTTGGTTGGCTGGCTCATCAGTGTCGGTAGCCATTCCGACAGACAGGGCTTGCGCCCTGTTTCGCCTCACACCTTCCCGAAATTCCAGACGACCTTCTGGGCGGTGCGCTTGCCGAAGAAAACGACAGCTATGTCGTCGTTGGCGAGCATGCAGGTCGAATAAAGGCCAGTTGCCCCATAGCGAGACGAGCGCAACCAGTTGCGTGCATTCGACCGAGCCTCGGAAAAGGTCGGGACCTTGCTGACGTCAGCCAACAGGTCGTTGGTGTGAGGGGTGACGAGCTGCGCGGCGAAAGTGCCAGCCTTGGGGAAAGAGTAAGCCATCGTGGCCTCCAGAGCAGTGACCCCGCAGGGTCGGTTGGTGGGTCTCGCGACCCGGTAACCCTCTTATCTCTCCATCTGGCGAAAAAGAAAAGGACTATTTTCACCAATTGATGAAAAAAAGGGAGCCCCTAAAGGCTCCCAGTCTTCTCGCTGCTACTCGGCAGAGATCAAGCAGCGAGGTCCATCAGCCGCTGCTCGGTTTCGAGCTTCTTGCGGCCGTAGTCTCCAAGCCATGCCCGGTACATGCGCGACTCAGCGCCATGGCCTTGGGCATGGTCAACCCAATGGGTGACGCCATTCAACACACCCCAGCCAGTGTCGGGGATGGCACCCGGTGCATTTTGCATCGATTCAAGGATCTGAGCAATCTTCTTGGGCATGGCATCGGGGTTCATGATTTGTGCCATCAGCTCATCGTCCTGCAGGGCATCCGGCTCAAAGGTGGGAACCAGAACCTTGCGCACCGCATCCTCAACAGTCAGCTTGAGCTTGTCGAGGGTCTTGGCCCGACGCTCGCAAGCAGCCAGCTCCTCGTGGGCATTCTCGACCGCCATCTTGGCAGCGTCAACGTCGAACTCGGTCAGGTGGCTCTGGCGGTAGTTGACCTGCGACGCAGCATCACGCTCTGCCATCGCCATAGTGTTGGCGCACACCACTCGCACCGATGTGGTGCGGACAGAGATGGCTTGGCCGACAACGTGGGGCGATGTAATTAGCAGGTAGCCTTCAACACGATCACCGGGGCGAACTTCGAAGGAGTGCGCCAGCTTGGCCAGACCCCAGACGATCTTGCCATTGCGCAGAGAGCCAGCAGTCTCCATCTTGGCCCCACCAGCAGCGCAGTAGCGGGTCATGAAGTCGAGCGTGTCGCGGTTCTGCAAAGGCTTCCATGCCGACCCGGTGACAGTCATGACCTGATTGTCGGTGTTGCGGATCAAGGCGAAGCGACCGGGGACATTGACCTCTTGATCACCGACCTTGGCGATCAACGGGTGAAGATTGACTTCCCAGTCCAGCTTGGCAGCCTTCAAGAATTCTTCCGGGGTTGCGCTGTCCTCAAGGCGTGCGCCGAGGCCATGCCACGGAACTTGGTTTGCGTAGGCGATTGATTCAATTTCGTGTGCCATGATACGATCCTTTTGGTTGGCTCATCAGTGACTGGGATCCGCCCAGCCAGACAGGGCTTGCGCCCTGTTTCGCCTTATGCCTTGACGACCAAGTGGATCCCGGTCGCACGCTTGGCCTTGCCAACTGCCCAGTCATGCAGCTGGCCATCCTTGAATGCGCTGACGTGGGCGTAGCTGTAGATGATGCAGTTGCCCATGCCTGACCAGACCTTGGCGAAACGCTCAGGATGGTGGGTGGTGACCGACTGAAGGTTCTTGTGAGCTCCAGGGTACTGCTTGATGATGTCGCTGATGCTGACTGACATGAGCTTGAATCCCAGTTCGTTGATGGCCGCACGGATCTGGTTCGGCCAAGCACCCTTGCCATCCACACGGCCATGCTTCTTGAGCATTGCGTGGGCGACTGAATACTCAACGCTGCAAACGATGGCGACAGCTTTGACGCTGCAATCGTTGTGCTCCCCAAGCTTCCATGAGGTGTTGCGCATCTGGTCGAACTCGCCGCGACCGACAGTGGATTTGATTCGTGCCATTTTCTTCTCCTATGGTTGGTGGGTCCATTCCCGTTTCGTAAGCCTAGTATCTCTCTTTCTGCACGAAATGAAAAGCAATTTCTTCAGTTTCTAAGAAAAATAGTTCTAATGTAAATCAACGACTTAACTGCATGCCCAGAAAAAACATTGAAAAAACACTTTTCATCTTTCGTTTTCCCGGCGATACTACGAGGGCTGAAGCGTCGGCAGTCAATCCTCGACGCGCAATGATGGAGTGAGCCAATGGCCACCAAGACTGAGGTCGCAAAGCCGACCAACACCCTCCCAGCAGCGATGGACTTTGCAGACTATGCTGGCGCAGGCATGGAGAATGTCGGTGTCAACGATTTGTTGGTACCGCGCCTTGCGATCCTGCAAGCCTTGTCACCGCAGCTGAAGAAGAAGGACGCTGCTTACATCGATGGCGCCGAGCTTGGCAACATCGCTGACGTCGGAACTGGCGAGATCTACCCGGATGGCGTAGTGTTCTTGCCCGTTCATTACCGCAAAGATTACCTCGAGTGGGCACCACGTTCTTCTGGCAAGGGTTTGGTGAACATTCACAACGATCCGTCGATCTTGGACCGCTGCACCCGAGACGAGAAGAATCGGCCTGTGCTCCCAAACGGGAACTACATCGCTGAGACCGCCCAGTTCTTTGGGTTGAACCTGACGGCTGATCGCCGTAAGTGCTTCATCCCGATGGGTTCGACGCAGCTGAAGAAAGCTCGCAAGTGGATGACGCTGGCGACTGGCGAGAAGCTGAAGCGCGACGATGGCACAGAATTTGTGGCACCGTTGTTTTACCGCACCTACCAACTGACCACCGCTGATGAGTCAAACGCAGAAGGCGAATGGTCTGGCTGGATGATCAACCGGGGCCTTTCGCTTCCTGAGATCGATGGGGTGTTCGGCTGCACGTGGCGGGTGATCCGCGACGAGGCAGTCGATTTCCGTGAAGCCTTGCTGCGCGGCGAGTTGAAGGCCGACACTGCAGGGATGGACGGCACTGTCGTCGAAACTGAAGGGGCGATGTAATGAGCGTCTCCGATTTCGATATCGGGGGAGGGGTGGAGCAATCCACCCCCAACACCCTCGAAAATCTGTACAAGTTCTTGGAAGAGGCTGTGGCCTTGGAAGAGCTTGTTGAGCAACAAGAAGCAGACATGAAGGCTTCCAAGTCTGCACTCAACGCTTTGAAGACTCAGCGCATCCCTGACATCATGGCAGAGATGATGATGGATGAGATCGTCTGGGCTGGATGGAAGGTCAAGATCAACGACTTCGTGAGCGGATCGTTGCCCAGTGACCCAGAGCGTCGTGCCAAGGCCATCCAGTGGCTGGAAGCAAACGAGGCTGGCGGTCTGATCAAGACCGAGGTAAAGGTTGAATTTGGCAAGTCTCAACACAACGAGGCTTTGTCGGTTGCAGCCGAGCTTGAGCGTGACGGATTTGCCCCAAAGGTTGAATCTGGCGTTCATGCGTCAACCCTTCAGGCCTTTGCCCGTGAGCGGATCAAGAATGGTGAGTCCATCGACACAGAGATGTTGGGGCTGTACACCGGAAAGATCGCAAAGTTCGGGAGGTCGAAGAAGTGACAAAAGCTAAGATCAGAAAGCTGCAATACGAAGCAGCTATGGCTGGCAAGGAATACCGCCACTCGACCACGATCAAGTCCGGTGCACCTGTTGTGTATGGAGACGAAGAATGATCATCGTCGGGGCTGGACTAAGCGGATTGATTGGCGCATCAATGATGCGTGATGCTTGTGATTGGGTCTACGAGAAGCAAAACTCACTGCCCAACAACCACTCTGCCCTCCTTCGGTTCAAAAGCTCTGTGGTGGGGGATGCCGTTGGCATTCCTTTCCGCAAGGTGAAGGTGATGAAGGCCATCGACCGCTTCTCAAACCCGGTGGCAGATGCCCTAAGCTATTCGCTGAAGGCAACTGGCAAAGCAGAGCTGCGTTCTGTCACCACCGCAGCAGGTGAAGTTGAAGAGCGGTTCATCGCGCCGGACGACTTCATCACAAGGATCGCAAAGCAAGTTGGATCGAAGATCTCTTACGACCTTTCGATGGCTGAAGCCATTAAAGAGTCAGAGTACACAGGATCGAAGATCATATCAACTATACCAATGCCAGCTTTGATGGACTTGCTTAATTGGAAAGACAAGCCATCATTTGGGCATGTTGGGGGAGATGTCATCACCTGTGATCTTCCTGCAGATGAGGTCAATGCTTGCGTCACGGTGTATCTTCCCAACCCGCACAAGCTTCCCTACCGGGTTTCAATCACCGATCGTAAGCTAATCATTGAGATCAGTGATGCAACCAAAGGCGAAGGCATCTCAGAGCCAGAAGTCCAAGAAGCCATCACCGATGCAGTCGACGTCCTTGGGATCAGGCATCTCAAGCACCACGTGGCGAAGAACCACACCCACAAGAAGATGAAATATGCCAAGATCACACCAATCGATGAGCGTGTGCGCAAGGAATTCATAATGTGGGCTAGCACCAACCATGGCATCTACAGCCTTGGTCGGTTCGCAACATGGCGTCCTGGGTTGCTCCTCGACGACATCGTGAATGACGTAAGAGTGATCCAGCGCATTGCGCACAATCCGGGCGAGACCTATGCCCACAAAATGAAAGGTTGAGACGATGGACGTGAAACTGATTGACTACACCGGGGCTGGCGCTGCCGATCCGGCACGGCATGCCGCCAACGTGCTGGTGTTCACCAAGCAGACCCGGCTTGAGATGAACGCAGGTCTGTTCGAAGAGATCGAAGGATGGCCTTGGGAGCGCATTGAATCCGAGCTCGCCTACATGGCCAACACCATCCCCAGCTCGTGGGAGTTTGTTGAATACAAATTCCTGATCACTGGTGTCACCCGTGGGTTCACCCATCAGTTCGTGCGCACCCGCACAGCATCCTATGCCCAGCAGACCATGCGCGTGTTGAACGTCAATGGTTGGGGTTACGGCACCGGACCGACTGTTGAAGGCTTCTCAGAGCGCAAGGCAGAGTATGACGCTTGCATGGACTCAATCGCTGACACCTACGACAAGCTGATCGCCATGGGTGCCAAGATCGAGGATGCCCGTGGGGTGCTACCGACAAACATCCACACCAACCTTGTGGCCAAGTTTGATCTGCGCACGATGAGCGACACCGCTCGCAAGCGTGCATCCAGCCGGACCCAAGGTGAGTATCGTGATGTCATGGAAGCCATGAAGGCTGAGGTGATGCGTGTGCACCCTTGGACCAAGCTGTTCTTCGAGCGCACCTTTGACAAGGCTGCTGCTGAGCTGGAAGACCGCCTGACGATCCTTTGCAAGCAGATCGGGGCAGGTGACATCGTTCGCACCAACCTGATCAAGCTGATCGACCAGATGAGAATGACGGCATGAAGCGCAACATCATCATCGTAGACCTTGATGGGACGCTGTGCAACAGCTCCCATCGGGACCACCTAGCCCAGCAAAAGCTGTGGGATGAATTCAATGCAGCTTCTGCGAACGATGAGCCTTGGGAAGACGTTGCTGCGTTGATTGCAGCGATGCAACCTGCAGGCTACAAGTTCTATGGGCTGACAGGTCGTAGCCAAAAGTGGAGCCAAACAACAGCTAATTGGCTGTTCAAAAAAGGCATCGAGCTTGATGCGCTGATCATGCGACCAGAGGATGACTTTTCATCTGATCACGACCTGAAGCCCAAGATGCTGGAGGCTGTGTTCGGAACAATGGACAGCGCACGCAAGAGGGTGCTGTTCATCCTTGATGACCGGGACAAGGTCGTCGAGGCTTGGCGCAACAATGGCTTTAGGTGCTGGCAAGTCCAGCCTGGAGGATACTGATATGAGTCTGAAGACTGTCCCTAGCATGCTGCGTGAATCAGCGCAGACCTACGAAGAGCGCAACAAGCTCTACGGCGACAATTACAAACTGTTCGGTCACGTGATGACAGCGCTGTTTCCAACTGGGTTAAAGATGGAAACATATCAGCAGTGGAACCAGATTGGGATCTTCGTTCAGATCGTCTCCAAGATCAGCCGCTATGCTCAGAACATCAATAGTGGTGGGCACGACGATTCCTTGCTTGATTTGGCCGTTTATGCAACCATGTTGCGTGAGTTGGACGATCACACCAAGTCTGTTGATGTCATCCTCAAGAGCCTCAAAGATGCGAGGGAGAAAAGCAATGAGAGCTCTAATCTTTGACACCGAGACCACCGACCTGATCTCCAACTCGCTGCTGCCAGAAAAGCACCAGCCCAAGATCATCGAATTCTTTGGTCACATCGTTGAGGATGA